CTCTGTTAGGCGGCACATCGCGTCGGGCAACTGTCCTAGAAAAATTGCATTCCAACACTTAAATGCCTTTAAGGCAGATTATTGTTCCCCCTTAATCGCACCAATGATGCGATCAAAAGTGGGAAACAATTCTAAATCGACACTCATATACTTCTGAATGTAGATGCTATAAAATAAAGCTCTAATATCAAAATGAGTGTTTCTATCCAGGTGAAGTGCTAATTCCCACAAAGCAGACTGCATCGTTGATAGCATCTGCTCTGCGGGCGACACATTTTCCGAAGGCATCACCCACATCAAAGACTTCAGAATTGAATCCATCTGTAATGGGGCGACCCAGAATTTAATATCTTCTCGATATCGAAAATTCCTCTTAAGAAACGAAGCCGTATCTATATCTACGAATTTCGTAAAAGTATTAGACTTAACGGCAGGAGTAAATTTGAGGAAATAGACTTCTTGACAAAATTCAGAGTAGGTTATATTATTAAAATACTCGCTGAATATAGGCTTCACAGCTGCTAAGACATCATCTCCATATACTCGGGGTTTTACAAATTCAAAGAAATCAAAACACTTAAGGGTTTCATGTGAATACCAAAAGTACATCAACATAATAACACCCCGTAATGAGTTGTCTTCGGCAGTTGCATATTTACCAGAAGGTTGCAGCCCAGGCACTTGCATTACATCCTTATTCATGACAACAAAAGGAAATAAGTTGTCGGTGAGAACACCACGAGTGATTGTAAGGGCAGCGTCATTGTAGCCATAATGTTTCAATACGCGCTCTACGACAGTGCAAGCTGCGTGTCCTATCTCGATTGGCATCAATTGATCAAAATTTCCATAATCTCCTTCAATTAGCAAATGTGAGAAATCTGTTAACTCCGTCACAAGTTTACCTGCATCGGAGTGCATATTAATACCTACAGAGGCACAAAACGCATCACCTCTCTCTACCATCAAAGAATAAAAGGGTGCTAAAACCGACCTCGAAACAATTAAAAAGTCAAGAGGTGAGCTATAGAATACCCTAGTCTTTGCAGACACGATCTTCTCAATCTCTCTTGGCTCATCTTTAAGACAAGCAACATAGTGAGGATCACATGATTCCAAGTGCGTATAAGTAGCGAGCATGTCAGCAACTCGGGACTTGAGCTCGCTAGTTGGTTCTCGAACTAGTTTCTCTAAGTCTTCACAGACTATCGGCAAATACTTCTCTTTAGATCCAGCGTACCCATCGCCGCCCGCAGTTTTTGCGTTTATACGAGATATAAACGCATCACTAGGCGCTCCGTTAATAGCACATTCTATAGTCAAGGGAGCGAGCTTCTGAGGCAACTTCCCAATAGTTGTAACTATGTGATCGACATAACGATTAACAACAACCTGTAGAACACTAGCGTCTAAAG